AGAGGAAACAGAATGATTTTTTCTTTTGATTACATCAAAACATCCTCTGACGGTATCAGTGGCAACAAAAACGAATGGCAGTTAGTTGGCGAAATGGTAGATAAGTTTAAGAAATGCATACAAAAAGAAATACTTGAAGACGGCGAACCAGTGGTACCAATGATCACTTCTGTTCAATCTAATCGTAGCGGTATCACCACCAACAGAAATGCTCAAAATATTGTTGATGATGAATCTATTGTTTCGCTTTCAGATAGGATCACTCAATTTTGTTCTCATATGTTCATATTGCGACAAAAAACTACAGACGAAATTGCAGATGATGGTTCTTCTTTTGGGACACATAAACTAATTAATGTTAAATCAAGACACTTAGGCAGAGATATAGCCGGAGCTTGTGAGCCAGTACAAGTTGGCGACAATCTTCGCAAGAATTTTATTAATCTTCATTTTAAAAATTTCAACATCACAGAGTGCGGTGACTTAAGAGATATTGTAGCTTTTAGAAACACTGGTGGCGATTTAATAAACACACAATCTGATTTACCTTCATTTGATGACCTATAAAGACAGTTTAGAAAAATTGGGGTATAGACTCCAAGATTGCGGTTCGCACTGGAGAACCAGCGCTGTGTATAGAAGTGGAAAAAACAAAACTGCTATTATAATATATAAAGACTCTGGTGTTTGGAAAGATTTCGGCTTAGATAATCAAGCGAAACCATTTCAAGCTTTAGTTAAAGAAACCCTAAAAACAGATAATCCAAATATACTAAAAGAATATATTGGAGAGTCGCTAACGGTTCACACCCCGACAACTAAAGAAGAAAAAATAGAGATGGAAACAGTATACCCAGAATCACATTTAGAAAAGCTTTTGCCAATAAGAACTTTTTACGAGAAGAAAAGCATATCACCAGAGACACAAAAAACATTTAAATGTGGATATGCTGGTAATGGCAAAATGTATCGTAGAATGGTTTTCCCAATATATAATTTAAATGGTCAAATACACGGTTTTTCTGGCCGCACAATAACAGAAGGTGATAATATACCCAAATGGAAACACATGGGCCGTAAAACAGATTGGATATACCCTAATCATTTAGCGGAAATAGATAACGAGGTTGTTTTAGTAGAAAGTATTGGAGATTGTTTGGCGCTACATGAAGCAGGATTTAAAAATGTCTTGGTTGCTTTTGGTTTAGATATTTCGTCAAAATTAATGTCTTATATCAACACTTTTCCACTAAAGAGAATTGTTGTATCAATGAACAACGATAAAGATAAGGAAACTAATTCTGGTGGCATAGCTACAATTAAAACCGTTGCTAAATTATCTCAAATATACGACCTTGATCAAATATGTATCAACCCACCACTTGCAAATGACTTCGGTGACATGCTGGAATCCAACCCATCAAATTTTGATATGTTTGAAAAGTGGCATAGTAGAAAGTGCAAATGGAATCTGTCAGACAAGAAAACACAGGAATGGATTACAGAACAAATAAAATCATTAGATGTGTTACGTAAAAATTCAAATTGCAAAAAACTAATAAAAACTTTATCATGATTTCTGAAATTGTAAAAAACAAAAACTATATATACCCTAGAATGGAACGTCTAGAGTACAAAAGTTGCGAAATTAAATCTGGCTTATTGGGTCACAAAGATGATATTACATTATTTATTGATGGTAAAAATATGAACTACACTAACAAGAAAAGCTTAATCACCTATTACGAACATATAGCCGATTATCAATTAGCTTTTGGCCATTGTGTTTGCACGGGATTAGGTTTATTAATTAGAGAAAGTTTATTATTGTCCAATTCAAAAGTAGAAAAAATAACTGTTTTAGAAAAATCACAAGATTTAATCGATTTGCAATTTAAAATGAATCCAGAAATAATGAATCATCCAAAAATGAACGTTATTTGCATAGACGCTAACGATTATATTGGGGAATGTGATTTTTTGACTATAGATCATTACAACGCTCCAGAAGACAAAGATTCAATACATGAAACATTAACCAAACTAACAAAAAACATAAAACACAAAGTGATGTGGTATTGGACTATACTATACGATATAAATGACTTTCAAAATATAGAAAAAAAATACGCTTTATTAAAATCAAAATATAAAACACTGCCAGAATTAAATTTTAATCAATTGCTTGAATATATTCTTTTATCAGACTTTAAAAAAATTAGAGCAATAAATCTAAGAAAAATATAATGGAAACCATACTATCAGCAAGTCGCATAAAAACCGCACAATCTTGTAGTTGGTTATATTGGTCTAAATACAAATTAAAGTTGCCAGAAAACGGCAATGATGGGGCTAGAAGAGGTACCGTGTGTCATAATGTATTCGAGCACCTTTCCAAACAAAAAACAAAAACACAATTCAATAAAATAACAAAAGCCAAGGATCCTTTTGCAGCTAAAGCTGTCAAAGATTTAATTATGTCTGATGCTACAGAGCTTGGGGTTACAGACGAAGATAACATGACCCTAATCAAACAAATGATTCTAAATGGTTTAAGTTGCAATTTTCATGGTGAAGATTTAGGCATACCAGATGCCGCTCACGCAGAATTAGATTTTGATATAGAAAAAAACGGTTACCGTATAAGAGGTTTTATAGATCAGTTGTTTTTATACAAAGATAAAAAGATAGCCATAATCAGAGATTACAAAACAAGTAAAAAAATGTTTGAGGGGAAAGAAAAAGACGACAATCTTCAAGACTATATGTATTGCTTGGCTGTAAAACATTTATTCCCAGAATACACAAATCGAAGTGCTGAGTTTTTATTTTTAAAATTTGATCTCAAGAAAAAAGGCTTAATGAAAATGAAACCCTTAGATGAAGATGATTTAGAGGGTTTCGAAATGCAGTTAGCCAATATACAAAACTATTTAGAAAACTTTGATGAGTGCGATGCTATAGGAAATTTTGCTTACGATAAAGGCTTTCCAGATGACGGAACTTTTAGCGGTAAACTTCAATGTGGTTTCGCAAAAGAAAAAGGCCAACTAAAAAAAGATGGTTCTTTAATGTGGCATTGCCCATTTAAATTCGATTTCTTTTATGTAGAAATACTCAACGAGTTAGGCGAACATATTATGTCGTGTTTTCAAGATAATTTTGTTAAAGACATGGTTCCACAAGGCGGATCTCACTCTATAAAGTATTACAAAGGTTGCCCAAAGCATTTATGAAAAAATATTTAGTTACAAAACCACAACTAGAAAGAGCCAAAAAACTTTTTGATTTTAAAGAATTAAATAATAGCATCACAAAGGGCGAAGGTAATTTGGCGGGAGCAGTAGGTGAAATCATAGTTAAAGATGCATACAAAGGAAGTGGCGAAAACACTTACGACTACGACACAATTATCAAAAATTATAAAGTCGACATCAAAACAAAAAAGTTTTCAGATCAATTTGCCCCAAACAAAAGCTGGAATTTGAATGTTTCTGATTACAACACCAAGCAAAAATGCGACGCTTATTGTTTTGTTGGCGTTAACGAATCTAATACAATAGCTTATGTTTACGGCTTTATGAAAAAGAAAGATTTTTACGATAAGGCTATATTTGGCGAGAAAGGCCAGGTAGACCCTAGAGGCAATGGCAAGTGGAAATTTAAATCTGACTGTTACAATATTCTAATCAAAGATTTATTGATATAAAACTTGACAAACCAGTAAGACCATCTATATTGGTGGCATGATTCCATTCTTTAAAACGCACGCATCTATCGGTAAAAGCATTTTACGCATAGATGATGTTTATGATTTAACAAAAGACTTTGATGAAGTTTACTTTGTTGAAGACAGTATGACGGGCTTTCCAGAAGCTTTTAGAAAATTTGGTGATAGATTGCGATTTGGTTTAAGATTTTCTATGTTTAATGAAGACCGCAATGAAGAATCCGAAAGTAAAATGATTGCTTTCGCAAATGGAGATACTGGAGCTAAAGAGCTATATAAACTATTCACAGAACAATCAGATATTAAAATAGCAAAGCCTTGGGACTCTACAAAAAATTTGCAATATGTTGTACCTTTTTACGATTCTTTTTTACATAAAAACTTAACAACCTTCTCTAATTGTGTTGTTGACTTACCCTCGGATGTGCCTTTTATTTTAGAAGACAATAACTTACCCTTTGATTGTTTAATTGAAGACAAAATTTTAAGTTACTGCAAGAACCACGCAAACAAATGCTTGCCCGGCAAATCAATATATTACGAAACCAAAGAAGACGTGTTAGCTTTTCAAACTTATAAATTAATTTGTAACCGCAGGATAGGTAGAACTTACGATCTATCAAACCCTGGACTAGATCACTTTGGTAGTGATGAATTTAGCTTTGAATCATGGAAGACTTACTCAGATACAATTTTAAACAGCGCTACGTAGTTTTTGATACGGAGACAGAGGGATTAAACCTAATTACTTCTAAACCTTGGCAAATAGCTTGGATTGAGTGTGAAGGTAAAAAGGTTATAAAAAAACATAATCGCTTTATTAAGTGGGACGACTTAGATGTTTCTCCAGATGCGGCTCGAGTCACAGGATTCGACCGAGCTCATTATGAATCTGTTGCCGAAGATCCAAAGGTTGTTTGGGCAGATTTCGAAAAAGTCTTGTATGGAGATAATATTATTCTTGGTCATAATATTCTTGGTTACGATATTTATATTTTAGGTATTTGGGCTAGAAAAATTGGCCAAAGATTAAATCACTCAAACTTTATAAATCAACTCTTAGATACAAACATCTTAGCTAAAGCTATTGCAGAAGATAATAAAAAACCAGAAGACGACTTGCTTGCTTGGCAAATGAGATACTTAAATTTTAGAAGGCGTGGTCTCAAAACAAATCAAAAACACCTTTTGCAACATTATAGTATTGACTTTAATGAAAGCAAACTACATGATGCTCTATATGATATTGAAAAGAATTTTGAAATTTTTCAAAAACAAATATGGGAGTTGGAAATATAAACAAATGGTAAAAGATTTTGACATAATTGTATTTGAGAGACCCGAAGCCTTTCTACACAAGGTGCAGTGGGGATCTTTTGTGCTACTGAGAGATATTGAAAGAGATATTGCTTTAACAAATCTTTTTCAAACTTATGACTTTAAACAAGAAAACAATAATTATACCATAACCTTAGATGGATTATTAATGTTAGAAGATTCAATCGTAGACTATAACGGTTCGTTTTCTATATTTAGTGTGGTGCAATCTGTGCAATATAATTACTTTGTAGAATTTAAACTAATATTTGATTGCGGTCGTTTAAGAAAAGCTAATTGCGAAGATATTAAAAAAATATCAATTAATTCAGATAAACTTAGACATGATTTCGAATACCATATAAAAGACTTAAAAACAGAATTTAAAAAGTTTTTAAAAAACCAAATAAATTTAGAAAAAAAACATTTACAAGCTTTACATGAATTAGAAGTGGAAAAATACAAAGCTGAACAATTAATTGCATTTAACAACAAACTTGTGGAAGAAATCAAAAACATTAAAACAATCATCAATGCTTAAATTAAACCCATTTAAACAACCAATGCCAGTAGGTGTTAGACTACCAGAGATTGAGGTAGAACAAAGATTCTATGATGAATTAAGCATACCAAACACATCCTCTAATTACGATTTGCTCAGAGAATTGTGTTTAAAGGGAGTCAAAGAAAGGGGTATAGATAAATTAGATAATAAACAAGATTATTACGATCGTGTTAAAATGGAATTGACCGTCTTACAGGAGCTTGGATTTATTGACTATATACTTTTAAATTGGGATATTCTTAACTTTTGTCACGAAAACGATATACCAACTGGCCCAGGTCGAGGTTCTGCGGCAGGTTCTTTAGTATTATATTTATTAAAAGTAACAAATATTGACCCAATCCAATATAATCTCTTTTTTGAGCGATTTGTATCTAAGAGCAGAGCTAAAAAGACCATTGTTGACGATATAACATACCTAGACGGCTCTTTATTGGCTGACGTGGACAATGACATCAGTTACGACCGAAGAGCCGAGGTAATCAAATATATTGAAGATAAGCATAAAGGTAAAACATGTAAAATCTTAACCCTCAACACGTTGAGTAGTAAATTGTGTGTAAAAGAGTGCGGTAAGATTGTAGGGAGGTTCTCAGAGGAAGAAGTAAATGACATTAGCTCCTCAATTCCAAAACAATTCGGCAAGGTGTTTAAGTTAGAAAAAGCTTATGATGAAAGCGAAAAACTTAAAAAGTTTTGTGACGACAACCCAAAAGTATTTAAAATAGCCAGAAAATTAGAAGGATTAAACAAGAACACTGGCGTTCACCCATCGGGGATTGCGATTAGTTTCTATAATATCGACGAGGTAATGCCAATGCAGAAAACAAATGATGGCAATTATGTTTCGGGGTACGATATGAACGATGTGGCATCTTTGATGGTTAAGTTCGATATTTTAGGTCTAAGAACTTTATCTGTTGTTTACGATACACTTCAGCAATTAGGTAAAAAAGTAGAAACCATAGATGTCGAATCAACAGATATATATGAAAACTTCAAATTCATTGAGGCATCAAAGGGTCTCTTCCAGATTGAAGCGGATACAAACTTTAAGGCAGCTAGGAAAATTGCTCCCAGAAACCTTGAAGAACTGTCTGCTGTTGTCGCTATTGCTCGTCCTGGTGCTCTTGATTACTTAGACACATACGCTAGTTACGTAAAGACTGGTGTTTTCAGTTCTGTGCACGAGTTTTTTGATGATATACTTTCGTATACTGGCGGGATACCTTTATACCAAGAGCAGTTAATGCAAATGGCTGTTAAAGTTGGTTTCACATTAGATGAAGCGGAACAACTAAGAAGAATTGTTGGTAAGAAAAAAGTAGATTTAATGCCAGCTTGGAAAGCTAAGATTGAAGAGAAGGTAGAGGAAAAAGGTTTATCAAAACAAGTCGGAGATGTTTTGTGGAAGGTTGCTGAAGATTCGGCTAATTATTCTTTCAACAAATCTCACTCAATTAGTTACGCTACGTTAGCGGCGATCACTACATACCTTAAGTTCAACCATTCGAAAGAGTTTTTCTTATCCCTGCTTAAAATGACAAAGCATGAACCAGACTCTCATTCAGAAATTTCCTTAATAAGCCAAGAGTTTTGCCTCTTCGACATGAAGCTTTTGCCGCCAGATTTATCTAAATCTGATGTAGAGTTTTCTATTGAAGGTAAAAATATTCGTTATGGCATCAACAGTATTAAAGGAGTTTCAGAAAAAACTTTAGAAAATTTAGTTGAGTTTAGAAAATCTGAACTCTTGGAGCAGAACAAATACGATGTGTTTGTGTCAGCGAAACAATCTGGAATCAACATCGGTATTGTATCTGGCTTAATACAAGGAGGCATGATGGATTCTTTTTGTAATTTTGTAGACGGTGTACCAAATCGGTGCCGTCTAGTATTGGAGGCTCAAGCTTTTAATCTTTTAACAGATAGGGAAAAAAGAAACTTTATTAATCTTGGAGACAAATTTAACTATGATATTCTCAATTCTATAGCTGTTGTTAAAAAAGATAATTATCCTGCGGATGATGGCAGACCTTTAATAAAAGATTCTAGATTCAAAACATTTAAAAGAGATTACGATAAATACCGCCAAATTTACGACAAAAACAAAGAACATTTGGTTTTCGCTAATTGGTATTTTGAGCGCAAGTATTTGGGGTATAGCCATTCTAACGAGATCAAAAAAGTCTTTCAAGATACAAAAAATCTTGTCAATAGTTTGGAATTAAAGTCGATTCAGCAAAATGATCGTGTAAAGTATGTTGGAGTCGTAACAGATTGCGTTTCCAGAACAAGTAGAGCGGGCAATAAATACATGAGAGTCGAAATACAAGATGATTATGGAAAAATAAACTTTATGATGACCAATAACAGAAGGTCAGCTACTCTTGATAATTATCTCAACGAAGGGGGCAAGAAACCCAAAGAAGGTCAAATTGTATTTATTTACGGTTCAAAAGGAGAAGATATTATCTTTGGGGAAAAAATAAACATCCTAGATGAAAAAATCTATACAAGATTATCCGAAATTAAATGACAGACTTTTCAAGCTACAACTTAACGCCTTCAGCTAAAGAGGCTTTAATAAGAGCCCAAGAAATAGGCACCGAAAACGGTCATTTAAAGGTTATAGATGTACATTTAATATATTCTATACTCCAAAGCGAACAAAATAATATAAAATTTGCAATGGAAGTAAATGGCTGGCTTCAAGAGGGGTTTATGATTTCATTGGAAATCGTTTTAGAAGCATACAAAGAACCTAAAAGAAAGTATAGAGTTTTTGCCCCAGAAATATTTGAGATACTAGATAAATCAAAAGAATTATCCGATAAGACGAAAGATGAATTTATAGGCGTAGACCACATGCTTATTACCATACTAAACACAAGAACTGAAATTAGAGATTTCTTTTTAGGATTAAGAATAGATGTTGATAAGTTTTGCGCTACATTATTATATGTAATAAAAAATGGGATTGATTACAATTCTCCTCCACCTATGATAGAAGTTGTCGCCCCTTCTCCCACAACAGCAAATACAAAAACAAAAATAGATATAGGCGATTGGTGCGAAAACATAAACCAGACAGTTGAAGATCGTGGCACTTTTGAAATTTTTGGGCGAGAAAAAGAAATCGAAAGGTCTTGTGAAATACTATTAAGAAAAAATAAAAGCAATATTATTTTGGTTGGTGAAGCGGGTGTAGGTAAAACTGCTATTGTTGAGGGTTTAGTGGAAAAAATAGTACAAAACAAATGCCCCAAGTTTTTAAAACACAAAAAAATTCTTTCTTTAGATATGACCTCTGTTTTAGCTGGTACAATGTATCGCGGCCAAATGGAAGAAAAGGTTAAACAGATTATAGACAAAATATCAAATAGCGACGAATACGTTTTGTTTATTGACGAAATACACACGATAGTAGGCGCAGGAAGCTCTGAAGGTAGTTTGGATTTAGCCAACAGTTTAAAACCCGTTTTATCTAGGGGAGGTTTTTCTTGCATAGGCGCGACAACAAAAGATGAATACGATAAGTATTTTAAAGCAGACTCTGCTTTAAATCGCCGTTTTGAAAAAATAGATATACTAGAATCCAACAAAGAAGAAACTGTAAAATTAATGCTTAAAGCCAAATCTTCTTATGAAAAGTTTCATAATGTAAGATTCACTCCATCAATAATCAAACAGTTAGTTAACCTTTGTGAAGAGTATTTGCCAGAGAAAAAATTTCCAGATAAAGCATTTGATATTATAGATGAAGCAGGAGCTAAAACCAGAATCTTAAATTGCGACTCTCAAAGTGTTACAAAAGTAGAATTGAATACAATACATACTATTTTTGCTCAAAAATTAAATACTACAATAGATAATGTTAAAAACAATACTAACATTTCTGTTGGAAAACACATAGGTTTTATTTAATATAAAGGATATGATAGAAGATCAATTAGATATGGATTACTCAGATTTCCTAAAGGGCAGGGTTATATCTGAATCCAAAGATATGAGTATTGGCCATATAGAAAAAAAACTCATTAAAGAAATTTTTAAAAAAAATTATAAAATCTCATCTCGCTTTAAGGAAATTAAATCGTTAAAACTTTTAGATAGAAATTTTTACTATGATGTTTTTACTTTTGCCAGTGAAAACGAAACTTATTGCCTTAAATTTGGAGATGAAGATGATCACTATATATTTAAAAGAGAATTTGATGTTTTAAAGAAAATAGAAAAACACAAAGTATCTCCCACTCCAATATTAATTGCTAGAGACGAAAATTACTCTTGCCTCATAACATCTTTTGAATTTTCACAATCAGTAAAAAACGAAGGCTTATCTTGCATAACTAAAAATCTTCAAAGTTTTGCTGGGTCGCTAAAAACAATACACAATAATTCTAAATCTGATTTTTCCGAGAGGGATATGTTTTTAGATATGTGTTTTTCGATGGCTTCATTTGATGAAGTTTTGGATAGCGAAGACTTAGATGAATTAAAAAATATTGATCAATTTAATAATTGTCAACAAATTTTAAAATCACTAAAAGATTGTATTTTATTACAAATCGAATCTATGCCGGAAGTAGATGCTTGTATTTGCCATACAAATTTAAAACCTTCCAATATACTTTTCAGAAATAATATCTTTAAGTTCTGTAATTTTCATGAATCTTTTGTATTGAGCCCTATCTGGGATTTAGCTATGATTTGTATTAAAACAGAATTGCATCGTTTCCCAATTTTAGAGTCTAAGTTTGTAAAACATTACAACGCAGAAAAAGAAAAAGAAATCAAAGATGCGTTACCCGCCTATAAAGATGTTTGTTTTAAAATTATGCTTCACGAAATAATATGCACGTATTTTTACAGATTAATTATAGTAAACAATGAAGGAATGGTTGGTTTGTTCAACTCGTATCAAAATATCAGACCTTTAGTGTTTAAGGAGTTTCCAATATATGTTGAAACCCTCGATAAAATGTTTGGGGACTTTAATAAAATCATCTAATAACTCCAATCGGAGTCTCCAAATAATTCGTATGGCTGTTCCAGCCATTTTTTGTCCCAAACAGCATTTTCTGCTACTTTCCATTTAGGTATCTTTTTTATAGCTTCGGTGCTACTAAGAGATTCCGGAATCCACTTTAATCTATTGTTAGGGTAAATAGCCACTTGACCATTTTTAAGGCGTATAACATTCATTTCTTTGTGTTCGTCCAATAAATCTGAATCACCTACATCCATATATCCAAGTGATTGTTTTTCTGGCACGCAGTCAATAGTGAACCAGTAATTACCTTCTTCAAAGTCTCCATCACCCATATTCACTAACATAGGGACATCGGCAAGTTGAGCTTTTTGAAACAATTCTATATCATTCGATAAACATTCCCACATTTGCACGTCTACTAAATCGAGTTTTTCATGATCCTTTTCCGGCAGCTTCCAGTATAAACAGTCGGGTCTTACTTTGTCATAACAAGCGCAATGACTATCTATCCATACTTGAAAGCAAAAGGGTCTACCCCTTAACGCTCGTACAGATACTAACCACGCGGGCTCAAACTCTTCTGGAGAACCTCCCCACATATCTTGTCTTATAAAGACTCTAGCTTTTGGTAAATTAATGTTTCTTGGCATATAAAATATATTAAATTAACTATAGAATTTTAAACTTTTTATTATATAATATGGTCATATGCAATATAACCTTTACAAACCAAACGCTAAATCAACAGGTTGCGCTTTCTCATTTAAAGTTATTCAAAAAGATAAAGAAGGTAACCCAACAAAACCAACATTTTTAATTCAAGCGATTAAACAAGCAAGCTGGGACTCAAACAGAAGAACCGGATCGTTTAGCGCCAACGCTAAAGACCCAGAAAAAAACATTTACTGCAAAATCAATGAAGGAGAAGCTGGAGCCATTATAGATGCTATTGAAAAATATACAGATTGGTCAGCTTATCATACATACAACGAAGATAAAACAACAATGTCGTTCAAGCCTTATACAAAACCCAATGGTGTAGATGCTTGGTCTTTTGGTGTTATTAAAAATTCAGTCCTTAAGTTTGGCATTGGAATCGAAAAGGGCGAGGCCCGCACCCTTAAAACATTGTTAGAGTTATATCTTACTAGGCTATTTGATTACGAAGGTTAATGAAAACCATACTTTATCATTCGAATAATTCTAAAGCTTTTACTGGTTTTGGAAAACACTGCAAAAATATATTAAGATATTTGCATAAGACCGGGAAGTATAAAATTATTGAGTTCGCAAACGGTTCTCACTGGTCAGATATGCAACATCAATTTAAACCTTGGAAATGCGTAGGTTCTTTGCCAGACGACCCAGCTGTTCTGCAACAACTAAACGCCGATCCAAATAGGGGTAGAGCGGCCGGATACGGCGCAGAAATGATTGATAAAGCTATACAAGAATTTAAACCAGACATATATATAGGTGTGGAAGATATTTGGGCTTTTACAAATTATTGGCAAAAACCTTGGTGGGATAACATAAACCATATGATTTGGACTACATTAGATAGTCAACCTATTTTGCCGCAAGCTTTAGAAGCGGCGCCTAAAACTAAAAACTTTTTTACCTGGGCATCTTTCGCAGAAAAAGATATGGCTAAAATAGGCCACGAACATGTAAAAACTTTACATGGCACAATTAATACCGAAGACTTTTACAAATTATCAGATACCCAAAGATACAAATTGAGAAACAAATTTAATTTAACCAATAGTTACATTGTGGGTTTTGTTTTCAGAAATCAATTGCGTAAAAGCGTTCCAAATATGTTGGATGGTTTTAAAATATTTAAAAAAGATTGCAAAAATGCTAAACTTTTATTGCATACTCATTGGAAAGAAGGTTGGGACATTCCTAGATTATTGAAAGAAAAAGATATAAAGTTTGAAGATGTTTTGACCACTTACTTTTGTAAAGCTTGCGGACAATATGAAATAAGACAATACACAGGTGAAAAACAAACTTGCGGGCATTGTGGCGCCAAAGAATCTTTAAATACAACAAATGTGGGAGCAGGAGTTAACGAAGAACAGCTTAACGAAATATATAACATGATGGACGTTTATTGCCACCCGTTTACAAGTGGTGGTATGGAGATACCAATTTTTGAAGCTAAATTGACTGAACTTATAACTTTAGTGACAAACTATTCTTGTGGTGAAGATTCTTGCACAGCTGAAAGCGGTGGTTTTCCTTTAGATTGGGCAGAATATCGTGAGCCAGGAACTCAATTTATCAAAGCTTCTACATATGCATCCAGTATAGCCAAACAATTAAAAAAAGTTTGGCAAATGAAAAGAGATAAAGTAAGTGAGTTGGGCAAAAAGGCTCGTCAGTTTACAATAGACCATTATTCAATCGAGAGTGTCGGTGAAAAGCTAGAAAAAGTACTAGATGACATGCCGGATATTAATTATGATTTTGTCTTTGGTGAAGAGCAAAAGGGAAGGGATTTATCAGAGTTACTTGATGATGGTAAAAAACTTGCTATTTTTATGCCAGAATCTGCAGGTGATATTTTATGGGTTAATAGTTTAATAGATAATACAAAAAAATTATATCCAGATCATGACATTTACGTTTTCACAAAACCGCATTTTAGCGCTTATATAGAAGACCACCCAGATGTTTATAAGGTGTTACCGTATGCCAGAGAAATAGATAATGCTCACTTTTTAGAGGGCAAATATGATCATAAAGGTTATTTTGATCTCGCATTCTTACCACACTTCCCTACACAAGCTTATCAAAACTATCACCATAACGGATCAGATAAAACACAATTAGAATTATATGAAAGTTAGTATACCAATATCAGTCGGAGAACTTGTTGACAAGTTAACAATTCTTGACATTAAATTAGAAAACATTACGGATGAAAACAAATTAATACATATTCGTAAAGAAAAAAAAGAGTTAGAAAAACTTTATGTAGATTTTTCCGAAATGGAGACCAACCGAGATGTGTTGTATCAAATTAATAAAGGCTTATGGATTGTGGAAGACGAGTTAAGGAGAAAAGAAAAAGAACAAGAATTTGATTCTGATTTTGTGAGCCTTGCAAGAGATGTATATCACATAAACGATAAACGATTTGCAATAAAAAGCAAAATTAATATTTTAACACAGTCAGACATAAAGGAGATGAAATCGTATGAGTCATATAGCTGAGGTTTACGCAAAAGAATTGGGGGTTAAAATAGGTCGCCCACAAATTACAGAACATTATTATCCGGGTTTACCAGATCGTTATATTACGTTACATTCGTCAAATAAAATGCCCGCTTCTGTTTATAAATACTGGGATATTGTTTTGTGGTTATTGAACACCCATTTGATTGATAATAATATTCAAGTTGTTCAAGTTGGAGGCCCTAAAGATAAAGCGATTCAAGGAGTTAGCCATAATGCACTTGGAGCTTCGTTTAAACAAATGAATTATGTTCTTAAAAGCAGTATGGCTCACGTTGGTTGCGATAGTCTACCAGGACACGTTTGCAGTGTCTATGATATACCTTCCGTTATACTTCATTACAATTTATACAAAGAAAACTCAAAACCATTATGGCACAAAAATAATACATGTATTAGCCTTGAGCCAGATTTTTCTAAAACTAAACCTTCTTTTTCAGATAAATGTCAAAGAATCAATGATATCAAACCAGAAGACATAGCTCAATCAATTTTAAATCAATTAAATATAGACAAAAAAATTACTTTTAAAACATTAAGAATTGGCTCTACCTTCCAAGAGGAATCTATAGATATTGTCCCAAATTTTTTCGCTCAATCTCAAGCTTTACATCAAAGACCCATTAATCTTAGAGCAGATTTGCACTTTGATATAAATAATATCGTTCAATGGTGTCAGTTCTGTATCGTTAACCTACATACTGATACAGTTATTCCTACAGAAGCTTTAAATTATTGTGGTAATTTAAAACAAATTATTTTTCGTTATTCTGATAAACATGATGACCTTGATCTAAACGCTTTCTTTACAAACCTAAAGAGAAGAAAAATTAATTTAATAATTAAATACGAAGGCGCCAAAGATATATCAGATGTTAGATTTAAATATTTTGATTACCCAGTAGCTGATACTGTAAAAGTTAAAACTGAGCATAAAAAATGCAAATTTTTGTCAAAAAAATCATTTATTACAGACTCAAAACAATTTACTGCAGAATTTTCTGCCAAAAAGCTTGACAATTCAGATAACTTCATCTACGATGATATCTCATCAGAAGAATTAGAAAGTTTTTATTTATATGAGTAATCCAGAAAAATTTACAAGAAACGACTTAGGTCTCCTACAATCAGTAGATTATATTTTTAACGAAGATGGTTCCGTCAACTGGCGAGCCATGATTAAACCAGAGCATTTGTATCCAAACAAAGATTGGTTTGAGTATAGAAAAATGCCTATGCCAGATTCTGTCGAAGGCTTAAACGATAATCAATTGCTTATTAAGCTAAGTGGTATCAAAGAATTAGCGAAACTTCGCGGTTTTCACAATGTAACATACGATGTTACAGAATCTTCTAGTGATCGTGTGGTCGTTCAATGTATGATAAATTGGATTGACAATTATGAAAGTAACGGCGTACAAACCTTTGCATCGATCGCAAATGCGACGACAAACAATACAAATGGCTTTGCAGCTAAATTTCTAGAGTGTATTGCTGAAAATCGTGCTTTCGTACGTTGTGTGCGTAATTTTTTAAATATTCACATTGTTGGCGGAGATGAAATAGACAGCTCTAAAGACAAAGGCCCCATTAACACCAGTGCCTCTAAATCAACCGACATTAGCCCTCAAGGGATCTTAGCCAAGAACCTAAGTGATAAGCTAGGGGTTAGCTCTTTTGAAGGCTTTAAGGACTGGCTACGCGCTTTATACAAAGACGGTAAATATGACGGGGACACAGAACAAGTAAAAGCTTGGAACGCTTTTAAGGATATACCAGCTAAAGAATGTCGTAAATTACTTAAGTTATTATAGTTTTGTAATAACTTGTATCTATAGTTTTCTCGTTTTGAATTAATTCAAATCGCAACTCAAAGCCAGTACTCATTTGTCCGTAAGTCAATCTATTTTGCACTTCAGTAAATGTATACTGGTTTTCTTTGTGGTTTTCTTTTACTAAATTATAATTTTCTCCACTTTTTGCATAAATATTTAAGCTGTAATTAACTAAACTTAAGTCCATTTGTCTGGAGTATTTATCCACAATGTTTAAATTATATAACGTATCGTTTGATAAAGATTGACCAGTACCATAACCGGTTGCTCCTACTCTGTCGTAAACAGAACCAACATCAGAACTAATGTTTTCAATCAAAGATTTTACATATTTTAAAGTTGGCGGGGCTATTGAAAAAGTCTCATAAGCGTTATTGCTTGATTCTGGATTTTTTAAAGCGTTAACCCTTATTGTGTAATCTCCGTTAATTAAACCATTAATTCTAAATGGTGTGCTGTCATCTGATGATCGCTCAACAACTTTCTGTAAATATGGTGACGATCTATCAGTTTTCAAAACAGTAACCCTATAAGAAGTTTCGTCGCTACTACCTGCCGCATTTATATCTCCAGTCACACTGAAAGTACCATTAAGAATTTCAAATATTTCGAAGTTAAAGGTTGGCGCTGTAGGTCTGCTTACTGTATGTGCGGGGATACCAATGTTGTATGTATTTTCCACCAAATCAAAATCTTCAGCTTCTATCATATCAAATTTTTTCCTTTCGTATTGAAGCGCATGTATTTGATACAAGTTATCTTCTTCTGGGGATATTTTTACTACTTTAAATTCTCCAGTAATTTGATTGTTTAATTCTACGTTGAAGAAATTTCCCACTTGAACTCCAGTTATATTTGAAAAATTTTCATTTCCACTGTTCAAAAGAACTTTAAGTCCATTGTGAATACCCCTAACTCCAGTTATGTGGAATTTACTTACTTGTTCTTTATTTTGATCTTCAATTACGGAAATTGGCACCTTCCCAGTGACGGTATCTCCATCATTTCCAAAAGTTAAAGCTCTATCATAATTAATTGTATCATAAAGGTTTTCTAATTCTCTCTGTTTTGGATTGCTATATGTGTATAAACCACCAGCAGATTCCCCTATTATTATTGAGCTTGGGTTTACTTGGTTTTCTAAAACAAAATATGGACTAACCGTACCCGGGGTTCCTGTGTTTATTTCCAAAATTCTTCCGTAATTGATTTCAAAGTTTTTAAGCTCATCATCGATTCTAATAATATCTCCAGGTTCTAAAAACAAACTTTCATTACCAGCTTGAAATGTAACCAACTCCGTTTCAAGTTTATTAGAGAGCAAAACATACTTAGCCATTCTTCTTGCTTGGGATTTTGAGCTACAGCCAATTCCATTGATTCTACTTGTTATGACTCCATATTTTCTAATTCTTTCCTCATCTTCCACGTACTCGACTTTAGTGACAAATTGATCATCAGCATCAGCATAAGGCACCTCAACTCTAGTAAATCTAGCGGAAGATACTACATCTGCATAATTAAACACTCCATCAAACACATTACCATTATTAAATATGCCTGCAATTTCTTTAGGTCTATCAATATTAAAGTTCAAGGAGGCTCCGTCCCAAAAAGATATAGCTCTAAATATTGAAGCAATGTTGCCCAAAACTTCATATGCATTTTTTGCTACACCTAGCATAACGTTCGCTGAAAATCTTGGTTCTAAACCTTGATTAGAATTAGCGACACCATCAAATAATCCATCTGCATCTACGGCATCACAATATCTTGCAAGCTCAAACAATCTAAATATATTAATATCTTCTCTATCATCTATAGTGTTTCCAATTCCATATATTGGATTTATCATTAAGTCATACAATATCCACGCAGGATTGTCCGTCCAACCTAATTTAAATGTTCCATCCCAATGTCCATTGTATAGAGTGGATTTATTTTTTCCAAATTCAAAAGTTGTATCTTCTACAACAGATCCGGCATTGCCTGGCGTATTTGCTAAATCTGCATGAGAGCCACCAACTTTATCTCTTAAGGCTAGACCACCTCGTATTGTATCTATTATCGTTCCGTCCCACCAATTTATGATTTCGTTATTTTTTTTAATTATTAAATCTGCTATTTGGGTGCCAGCTGAAGTTTTATTACCCAAGTTAAAAGCCTGCCCAATCGCAAGTCTTTTTTCGCCCAGAACATCATAATTAACACTATCGTTAGAATAACCTGTGTCACTTGATTCGCCTATAAGTGCGCCAGTTGCATAGTTGTGTATTGAAAGCGTTAATTTATCCCCAACCCTTTTAATTTTGATTTGATATACAATGCTTGTAGATAATCCAGCCGGTATATCTATATTAGTATCTCCTTCGTTCGGACTGTATAAAACTAGCTGTGGGTTGACGTCTGTATCATTATCACCTCCATCGGTTTTACCTCTTTGTATAAGGCTAAGTCTATCGTCATTAAGATTAGAGGATCCGGCATCTACACTTTGCATATCAAGCAAATGATAAGATCTATCTCTTCTTGAGGACACATCGCCAAATTTTATTTTTAAACTAATTTCAAAATTGTGAGGCCCTAATTTAATTGATTTGCTTGCTAGTCCAGCATTGGTTGATCTAGTTCCGGCACCCGCAGTTCCATCAAATTTAAATATACTTCTCCTTCCATATATTGATGAATTATCAACAAACCTTTTATCAGTTCCGTCTGGATTTAAAGGTTCGTAATTAGATGGTATCAAAACTTTTTTAAGCCTTACATCGAACTCTCTACTTGGCTGTTGGGTGAAACTTCTAGCATCAAAATTAGATCCAGCTATTGCACTATATGGATATATAAATTTTTGCTTAATAACTTCTGTAAAATAACTAATACTGCAGCTTCTCGCCATTAATACAGAATCTGTTTCAGAATCTAGTTTTTCAATCTTGACAAATCTGTTTACATTCTTCCAAGTTTCTCCTGGAAATAATAAATCTCCACTTGTATAATCGTATTCTGCGACAAGTGCATCTGTTAAGTCTGAGCCTACACTTGCTTGGTCTACCCTTAGATTTTTTAAACTTTCATTACTTGGTAAATAATCAAGATTATCAGTTATGCTTGTCATGTATGTAGACAAAACTAAAGAGGTAAATGTTTTATCAAAAGTTTGAGTATAATTTTTTAAAGCTATTTGTTCTATTGAATTTCCAGCTTCTAATTGCTCTTCGGTGTTTCCGTCACCGGGCGTTCCAATTGCGCCTTCAAATCCAACAGTAACCCTTAGTTTTAATGTATTAGGTAATTGTTTTCCGGCATCCTCGCTGGACTCTAAAGTATCATACAAAGCGTTTATACTTATAGTTGGATAACACTCATCAACTTCTTCTCTTTTTATAATGTGAGTATGTGGATAAGAGTCATGCTCTAAAGGTGGGTTAATCATCCAATTAGAAAAATCTTGACCACCCGTTCTTAAGTCTTGGTATCCCGCTCCAGCTTCAGCTCCTGTTTTGTATAAAAGTGGGCCAAAAAGTTCCTTTCTTACTTCAAAATCTTGCGTGCCCTGTTCGTATCCATCCAAAACGGGTTGCGTTTCGTAACCATGCCTAAAAGACAAAGATACATTAGAATAATTGTAGGTTGATTTTAAATCATTGATCATTCCAATTTTAACGTTTGATCCGTCAGTTAAACCTTTTATCGGAGTGATTTGTGTAGGAGTAGCTGATTCTAATGATAATGAATTTGAATCGTAAACAAAAACATCGTAATTACCAGTGATTCCAGAAGTAATTGCGCCAGTAACATCCGTTACATTTGAAGTGCTATCTACAAAAAATCTACCCGTATTAAATTTGTCACTATCTGTAACAGAATCGGTATCTCCAATTTCAAAAAAGAATATTCCTCCACCTGCGAAACCACTAACTCGACGCATGTTTTCTACTTTACCCACACCATTTGGGAGAGATCCAGTAACTCCACTTTCAACTAAGGGAACTATAAAATGAATATCATCCGGTATTGTAATTGTGTCATCGCTTTCTATTTTAATTTGTCTCTTAAAAGGTACGTTTGTAAAAGTTCCAGATTTTTGTGTCAGCACATTTTCAAAATCAAAAGCAGTCGCCAAACTCACTAAGTTATCTCTTTTGCTTATTCTTCCAGATATTAAATCGTCGGTCGAATACAAGTTGTTGATATCATATTCGGCAAATCCAAATCTAGCTAATCCAGAATTTGTATCTAAAAAATTTTCTAACTCAGATTTAAATCCTTGTAATTCTGTTAGCTTATTGTTTTTTAAACTTCCTGCCACATTTCCATACGCTTCAAGCGGTAAACCAAATTCGTCTAATCCTTCTAGATTAAATATGTCTCCAGTGCAAGTATCTGCACCGATTGTTTTCCCGTATGGACTGTCTTGAGGTTCTTTTCTAACTAAAAAATTACCTATGTTGGGCACTCCCCCTGCTGGAGTTTCAGTATTTTTTTTAAAATCACCGTCTGCTGTAGCGCTTCCGCCATTTCCATCAATCGCTAAAGTACCAGTTCTAAATCTTACAACTAAATCATCATCACCTCCATTATCTTGATGTAATACTAAAACTGGATATAATCTGTTAGCTTCCAATCCAGTTTGTCCAAATCTAGCAGTAGCACCTTGAGCTTCTCCATTTCTGATCATTATACCACTTCTAGACCTTCCGGTATAACCATTGTCATCTGAGTTAAAAGTAAAAGACGTACCATCTGTTTTTTCTGAAGTAAAAGAAACACCACCAGCAGAAGCTAGATCAGTACCATGACCTTCGTCAAAAAACATATCGACTTTACCTCTAGAATTTCTCTCTATTGCGGGCCCTAAGAAAAAATAAGCTCCATCATCAGCGGTTAACTTAAATTGATAGTTGGTAGTTAGAGTGGGTCTAAATAAACATACAAATGCTTGTTGGTGATCGTTAGATAAACTATTTTCTGTTTTGAAATCTTCATCAAACCCCGTTTCACCAGCTGTTTGAGTTAAAGGGTATTTAAATCTCTGAACGGAAGTTAAACCGGCATCTACTTCAAATTCTCCATCTGATTCTCTGAAATATGCTCCAGTTCTAAAATACTCTCCAATATTAGTTGTCCCCGTATAACTGGTAAAATCCTTAGCCCCAGATAATCTTGAAGCTATATTGTCTAAAGATTTATTAATTTGATCAACACCCACTCTATTAACATTAATAATATTGCTATAAGGTATGTCTTTTGTTAATGGCGTTACAGTTTCTGGCGCTTTAACAGGTATTTTATTCAAATAAAAGGATTCAAATAGCCTTAAACCGTTGGCGTATTTACCATCTTGTGCCACGAGCCCCTCTATCGGGCCTTCTGCTAACAAATCTAAAACAGCTAAAGAACTGGAAGATTGAAGAGTTTCTTGGGCATCCGGGGGAGTGAGCGTCGCCTTACCAACAATTTTCTTTTTGTTAAGTAACTTATTTTTTAAATATTTTTTAAAATCCTTCATCCCCGAATATATTACACTACAAATACAGTAGCTTGGTCTATTACTTTTTCTTCTTGTTTCAAAATAACTCTGAAATTAAATTTTTTTAAATTTATTTTATTTTTTTTAATTATAATCGCAGGTTCTTTTACTATTTTAAATTTACTTTGATAAACTTCAAGATTTTCATCCAAAAGGTCTATTTGAATCCATATTTTAGGATATTCTATCTTTGCATGCTTGAATCTTGTTTCATTAAAAATCTGAAAACACAGAAAAAATTCATCCTGCATTTCTACTTTAACACTTTTAGACTCTATTGAGTAACCGTAATCATGAGCAGTATCATTTATTTGTGAAATAAATAACTTTTGTTTCTTTACTGGTAAAATTATAGCTTTTCTATGTAACATTATTCTATTGAGCTTACAAATATATTATATTCTCCATATGTGGGTATATTTTTAAATGACGTGTTGGTCACTAAATATCCACCTTGCGCATTGTTTTGCTTACTTACTTTTTTTTCTTTTCGCATCCCATTTGGGTATACTACAGATATTAAATATTTTTCTTCAGTTCCATTAGCGTTTCCACTTATTGATAAATCCAAGTTCAACGTGCCCATGTGATTTGTAACTGGGCTATAAGAAAATCCTTCTGGTTGTGTTGGCGCATTAACAGTGTGTTCCGGTTCCCCAATGTTAAAAGGTGTTGACTGAGTAAAATTTAAAACCTCTTCATCACCTTCAATAAAATTAAATTTACCACTATTATATTGGGTGGCTGATACATCATACAAATTATCTTCTGCTGGAGTTATTGATAAAACCCTATAAGCATTACTTTGGTCGGTGTTTAAATCTATTCCCGCAAAACTACCAGTTGGTATTTCGCCCCATATTCCAGTGTTGCTTATTTCTAAATTTATTAAATTATGCCCTGTTTTTCTAACGCTTTGTATTGGTACATTTCTAGCTTGCAAACTATCTTGCTCTCGCAGAAGAACGTTATCTAAATTTCCTCCAGTTCTAGCTAAATTATATAATTCTTCTTGTGTTTTTTGACCACTGGGAGTGAATATGTGCAATCCTCCTTCATTTCCAACGACTATTGAATTTACATCTATGGTGTCTTCTATATGAACGTAATATTTACTATTTACTTTCGTCTTGTTTAAAACTCTTGCGTGACCAACTTCAAAAGTTTTTAATTCGTCTTTAATTTCTATAATTTCTCCCACATTTAACGCTAAACTTTCCGAACCAGCTCTAAAATTAACTATTTCTCTTTCTAATTTGTTAGAGTAAAGTATATATTTTGCTAATCTTCTTGCTTGCCCTCGACTAGTTGTTCCTTTGCCGTTTATTTTTCTAACTATTTTTCCGTCTTTTCTTATGCCGTCTTCATCTTCTACTGTTTCCGACGTTATTTCAAAATCTTTTTCTTTATTTTGAAATTGAACCTCAACGACATTAAAGTTTGCAGATTTAGAAATATCCATGTAATTAAAAATACCGTCAAAAACATTAGCGTTTGAAAAGTGAGCCGATGTTTCCAATGGTCTATCGGAGTAAAAATCAATGATCCCATTACACCAAAAAGGTTTTCCGTTAAACACGGTTGCTATTTGGTTGATAATTTCATACGCATTATCTGATGCATCTATAAGAACATTACAAGAAAACCTTGGCTCTAAACCACCTATTCCATCACTCATGCCAACAAAATTTCCATTTTCAGCCACAGCGTCACAATACCTACCTATTTTGTATAAGTTAAAAATATTTATATCCTCTAGATCATCAATTCTGCTTCCTAAACCGTAACGACTGCTTATTAACAAATCATATAAAATCCAAGCTGGATTATCGCTCCAACCTAATTTAAAAGACCCATCCCAATCACCATCATATACAACTCTTGTTCCTAAATCTGAAGCTTTTTTAACAAATCGCTTATCAACACCATCATTATCTAAGGGGAAATAGTTTGATGGAATTAAAATTTTCTTAAGTCTGGTGTTGTAAGTTCTGTTAGGAATTTGCGCAAAAGATCTAGCGTCTAATTGTATTCTATTCATAGCTGAAAAAGGATAACTAAAATTACAAGGAATTATTTCCAATATAGATTGCAATACAACATCTCTTCTTACTCTAACCGATATAGTTTCATAGTCCAGTTTTCTTACTCTCACGTATCTTGGATATTTTTCGACTATACTTCTTTTATTAAGATCTGGGAAACTGGACAACAACTGACTGTGAGAAGGTAAATTAACATCTTCTGTTTGTAATGGGTAAGGGTTTTCTACAATCCCTTGATAAAAAAAGTTCGTAATTTGAGGTTCAAAAATACTTGAATCAACATTCTGGAAACCAACTTCTACCTGTATAGATAAATTACCTTTATCCAAATCTATTGTTTGACCTGCGGGATTTTGCTCTTCTTCTCGCTCGTGGCTTAAAGCATTAAGCTTTAAATTAACGGCGACACGTTCGACTTCTTCTCTTTTCACTAAATGAGTAACAGCATTTTCATCAGCGTCAACAGCTGGATTTAAATTCCAACTACTGAAATCATTTTTACCTGTTACGGGTGAGCCTTCCATTACATTAGGGGATGCATCAGTGAAGTCTCTAAAAAGAGATTTACCTGTAGTATAAAAGTCTCTACTCGATAACGATGGTTGATAAACGGGCTCTCCATTATTTGTCGCAGTATAACCACTTAAGGTCAAACCTGCTGAGTAACTCATAAACCCAGATTCATTAATCTGATCAAGTCTTTGGGGGTTTAACGGTGTTTGCTCATAAGGTCCCAGTAACTGAAACAAATAAACAAATTCGGTTTTTGAATCGTTAACTATAGGTGTTTGGATCTCTTCACCAAATTTACTTTGAATTGCTACATTTGTATAGTTAAACTTATCATAAGATCTTTCTGTAACTTTTACTTGTAGTTTCTTACCATTTGTTTCTGAAGGTAAATTTTTTACATTCGGATTAGCCAAATGAGCGTAGAACATATCTCCATTAGAATCTCCAGAAAAAACATCATAACCATAAGTTACTCCACTTCCATATTTTAATTGTTTAACTTCGTGATCATCGTTTGCTGAAATTAAAACTCTATCCAAAGATCCATGAGCAACACCAGACATGCCTACTCCATTTTTTCCAAAATAAACAGGCCACATAAATGCTCCTTGAAATCTTTTTGGATCTTTCTCAAAAAGTTCAGTATAGTGTTCGTACGCTACAGAATTACCTGTAATTGTAAAAAGTCTGTACTGATCAAGACTGGAGTAACCAAGGAGAGCCTCATGACACATACTGTCTTTAATGAAACGTTTTGTTCCTGTAAAACCATCAATGTCGTTGACAGCAAAATCGAAACCATCATGATCTGTATACAAATTTCCACTATCTAATGCAAACCCAATTTTTCTATGCCCAGATATTCTATCATTGCCGAAACTGCCACTAGCATTAAATATCAAAAATCCACTATTAGTTGTGTTTACTGCAGAACTTCCAGATAATGAATCCTGTAAAGATGGATACCTTCCACTCTGTCTAATAACCGTTAAGCCATGAAAATAAATTTGATCATCTTCAGTCCAAAAATTTCTAACAGTATCTGACCCTGCGGGAGTTGTAGATGTTGAATCAGCGGCATAATAATACATATACAGACTTCCGCTACGCGTATTGCTTGTTCTTGAAGTTGGATTAGTAAATGTAACATCAAAATTTGTCCAAGCACCTAAACTACTAGCTGCATTTACTGTTGGGGGTCCGCCAATACCTCCCCAAAAAAATCTAAAACCCTTCACTCTGTTACCCGCGGGAATGTAATAAGAACCAGTAATTCTGTAATCTGTGCCATCATAATTTGTTCCAGTAAAGTAATTGGTGAACTGCATATTCGCAGTTCTATTTGACACCGAATCAGTTGCTCCTCCTCTTCCCGTAAGCCTTAAAACATTCGATCTTGTCAATCCTCCAATAGTAACAGAATTTACATGTTCAGCATTAATGTTATTATTGTTTTTCATACTTTCATAACGTAAGCTTGGCTGAACTGGAAAATGTTTTGCTCTTGGAAAATTTTCTAACATTTTATCGAGTTCTGCAATCATTGGTTCTTTAAAACCATCTGGATTGTCTGATCCCGGTGAAAATTCAAAATTTAAACTATCGTAAGGTCTTTGCCCGGTAGGTCTACAATAATCACCGTTATAATTATTATCTGGATCGGGTGTATTCCATCTGCTTGGATAAAAAAACAAAGGTTGGACATATTCTTCTTGAAAGGTGTTCATGGTATCAACAGTATGATTATTTGGCGCAGGGTTAAGACCTTTATACCAAGCCCTAGTAGTAAAAGAATTAAATATACTTCCTCCAGACTCAATGTTCAAACCAGCCCCTTGCACAAGAGCACCTTGATATATTTTTGGCCTTGTTATTGAATAAAAATTATTTGTTGGCACGTCTCTTCCATCAGAGTTAGATATTTGAGTTTGCCCGTAATAACTTCGTTGCATGTAGGGTGAAACTCTATATCCTTTTCCGGCTGTATTGGCTTTTCTTCCTACTGTTGGCGCAAGCCCTATATCTGTAATTCTATTTACTGAACTATCTATAGCTGGGATTTGTGCAATATAGGCTACTCGACCTTCATAGGAACCGCCCAAAGCACTTTGTAAAGTGAGTTTCGGTGTTACTAAAAACCCTCTAAAAATACTACCATCAGCCGTCCCTTGGATATCATCAGCATTTGGAACAGATTCTCTAGTTTCAAAACGACTATTAAGTTCAGCTTTATACCTGTTAACTAAATCTATTATTGGTTCGGAATAATCTATGTAACATCCTTTTAAATTTGCTATTTTTAAATTGTCGTATGTTTCTTTATTTTTAGCTTCTTGAATTACAGGTATGTTATTTAAATATGTCGCTTCTAATGCCGTACATGTTTCTCCTTTGTTATTGAAAAAACCTTCTATTGGGCCATCAGATAATAAATCAACAGCATCTAATTTAGCGGTACCAACTAAAATATCGGCTGATAACGGAGGATTTAAATTACTAAAACTCTCTATTACCGACAGTGCGTTGGCTTTGATGCGCGCCGCTCTCTTTTTTCTTTCGTCCCCGCGTCCAAACCAGTTTTTAAAAGATCCAGCTACATTTTTTTTAGCTTTTTTTAATTTGCCTTTTATGTAATCTTTCATTAGTATCCTCTAAAATAATTAGAAATCGAAGAGCCAAAAGATGCATTTATTTTCAAGAGAGCTTCTGTTTTCAAAGAGTCGTAACTAACATTTTGCCTATCGCTAGATAAATCATAGTTGGTTAAGTTTTGTCCAACTACCATAGATCCAATTCTTAGTCTTCCGTATCCAATGGGCACAGGTCTACCTTGTACCGTTATGTTTTGAGGAGTTTGAAATAAGAAAGAATTATTTTTAATATTTGTAGATATCGCTGCTTCATTTGGTTCGTTTTCCGGAATTGGAGTTAACAGATACATAATTCCAGCCATAATTAAACCCACAGATACACTAACAACAAGTTGTTGTAGAAAAACACTTTGAATAGCTCCCGCCTTAAATAATCCTATAATACCGCCAATAATCAACTCTACTTGACCTATAATACAAGGAACTATTTCTACGATTTTTATTCTTTGTTTCTCTTGTACATCTTTTAATGTTTTGCTATCGTTATCGCAAATTAATTCATAATGAGAGCCACCCGCACTTTCCCTTATAAGATGTTTCCTAAAACCTGGAAAAATAGTGTCGATGGCTAAAACAGCATCCGAAGGTTTATTTATGTTAGCGAATTGAAATTCTTTGCCATAAATTTTTGCCAATTTTCCATGCAATATAATTTTAGTTTTCACTAGTATCCTCCCGCTCCTCCTGCTGCTCCACCAACACCGGCATCTCCCCCAGAATCAGATGATGATGCGGATGAACCTGGAGCAAGATTAAATGCAACTTTTGATTCGTTACTGGATAGACTTATAGGGTCAACTACAGTTTGTATAATTTTACTTCCGATTCTCAAAGCTCCGTAACCCAAAGGCACTGCTGTGTATTGTTGTGCTAGATTTTCTCTGTTCGCAAATAAAAAAGATCTTGCTCCTAATTTAGCTATAGCTGATTTAGGTTCGTCTTCTGGGATAGGGGTTAATAAATATTGAATACCAGCCATAACAACACCAATCAATACATTTATAAAAATCTCAGCTATAAATGTCGGAAGAGCCCCAGATATACAAGGAACTATTTCCACTCTGTTGATTTGTTTTTTTTCTAATGCTTGGTCAATTGCTGTAATTTCATTTCCATCAACAATCATTTCGTAATACATGTTTCTACCTGCACTTAATTTAAAAAAGTTTTTAAAACCATTGCAATTAGCATCTATTGCTTCTATGACATCAGTTGGTTTATAAATATTTGCAAATTTATATTTAGTTTTAAATTTTTTCCCAACAAGCCCATGTAATATTACTTCTGTCATTTTAAAGCCTTTTCTAATTTCTGTACACTAGTTTCGTCTGCGTCTGAATATTCTGGTCTGTGAACCCCAAAAGTATTTCTCTCCAACGAATACATCACAAACGGATAGCAAATCATTTCTGCAGTTTTAATATCAAAATCAGATGGTTCGCATCCACCTCTTGTATGTGAATGATAAACTGCAACAATTTTATTATTTGTTTTAACATACAAAAATTCTTTTGCTGGAATATAAAACTCTTCTTTAGGATTGGGTGATCTGTTTTTCATTGGTACGACATCAAATTCGCCGTCTTTTTCTACAACAAAACCACACATTTCTATTTGTACATTTTTTTCACACTCTACTTCTATTTTTCTTTTGATCATTTTAATAACTAAATGTTTCTGTCCCAGGGAATCCTCCGTATGGTAAATTTTTATTATTGTTGACGCCACCCCAATCGGAATTTGCAAATCTTAGTTTACATCCAAAAAGCTTTTTGGAACACGCGTCTTTTATCCACAAATCTGTTCTTGTGCTTGGTGGTTCACTTGTTTTTGCTGTGTGACCGGATTTACAAATATAATAAACGGGGTGCTGCTGATAATAGTTAGCGGTTAAACCTTGACCAGAAAGAACTCGATCACTATATGTGAAAACATAATCTCCTGTTCCATAAGTTCTATCATCGCCACCATCAGTTTGATTGCCGCTCCAAAGACCTTTTGCTGTTATTATATTGTCAACACTATTATCTTCAAAAGTAGAAACAGTTACATTTGAATGCATGTTAAATAATTGTCGATTAATTCCAAAAGTTGTTCCAGCTCCAGTTATGAACAGTTGATCATTTACTGTGGCAACCGGTCTGTCATGTTTATCTTCTTTAGATTTATAACCATATCTACATCCGTAACCTCTATAAATAAAGGGGCAATATCTTGAAGCGATTGTTCTGGATGGTATTTCTATGTTTTCAAGCTCTAAACTAGATACAAGTTCAAACTCAACAGCTACTTTATTTTCAGATGTTTTTCTTGATATAAAATATTTATCATCTGGCATTTTGGCGTTTGGATTAGCGGTGCCAAAAGGATTTGATCCACCGGGAAAATTTGTATCATCTAAAAATTTAACAAAAGTTCTTTTTCTAACTAGTTTGGCGCCATTTAAATTATTATATTTTCTAAGCAATGAAGAAATATAAAGTCCAGCATTTGACACTCTAATTTTAGGTCTAGGTAGTCTTTGATCTCCCAATATTTCAAAACCTTCAGATTCGACTGGAATAGGTAAATACTCTTGTCCAGCAAAAATAATTTTTCCTCCAACTCCGTTAGTTCCACCATGAAAGTTAATTTGTGCTTGACTATCGTTCTGATAGTTGTAATATAAAGTATATAATTCAATTAAAGCAGTTGGCTCTACATCGAATATAGCTCTAGCAAAATCTTGATTTAATCCTTTACCCATAAACTATATTACACCGAAAATGCGAAAATACAAACAATTAAAAAGGGGTTCAGTAAGACCGTATGAAAATGATGATTTTAAACAGGTTTTCGATCTTTTTTTAAAATTTCAAGATAAAGCTAAAATAGGAGCATATTATAATATAACAAAAGGGCAAAGCGAACAAATGATTGCCTTGTATTTATTTGAAGAATTTAAAAGGTTAATTAAAAAATCTGAGCACGTATACGTTGCAATAGACGAAGAAACTAAAGAGATATTTGGATTTGGGGCGTTCACCGAGGGTATTTACGCCACAGATTCCCTTGATTTACAGTTAGTATTCAAAGATCCAGACTATATTTTTAATAAAGCCATCAAATATTTGTTGCTTTTAACTTTTAAAAAAATTAAAAAAAATAAAAAAGTATATGCAATTTTGGGTGCTAGGGATAAATTTGAAAAATATGTTGAATTTGTGAAAAGACATTTTAAAGTAAAGGTGCACAACAAAGATAGTTTAGGTAGATATTTTATAGAATTTTAAAATTATGGAAAACATTTATAAAAAATTAGATGCTATTTTAGAGCATTTTAAATACGATTTAGTGGAAAGATCAGAGTTTTTACCTCATAAATACGATATTGAGGAAAAATTATCGGCAGAATCTTTAAAAAGCATACAAGATAGGGGAGATTTAACAAAAGCTAGTAATATAGACCACAACGACAATCGTATGATTTTAGACCTTTCTGTTCTTTATGGCATAGATTTGAAGAATTTATTGCTTAAAGAAACCGGTATTGAAAGAAGATATTCTGGATTTTTCTGGTATCCTTGTGATGGATTTTGTGGCTGGCATACAAACAGCAATTGCGAGGGTGAAAGAATTTACTTTGCTTGGGCGGCTGAAGACAACAAAAGTTTTTTTAGATACCAAGACCCAGAAACAAAAGAAATTGTTACAGATTGGGACAAAAAAGGCTGGCAGTATAGAAAATTTACTGTTTCTAGGGATAAACCGTTTTGGCATTGTGTGGGTTCAAAAACAAATAGGGTAAGTATAGGTTTAAGACTTGACAAATAATAATATGCGTGTTAAAAAAGAAACAATGAGTAAATGGACAGAAAAACAACAAGGAGCTTTATGGAAAAAAAACAC